ATTGTAACTGGAACAGTTGCAGCGTCTGCATGGCCTAACGTGTCTATAACAGTTGTTAATGAGTATGGACGGGTAACGTCTAATACCTTTACTTGGACGGTGACATAAAATGTTTGAAACAAAGTATTCAAATTTCAAAACAGGTAAGAACATTGGTGAGCAACATGGTGCAAAGTTTGCTCCAGCTAGTGCTGCTCCTGAATATCAACAAGTAGGTAGCAGCGACCGTTACCCTGATCATGGGCACAAAGGCCCTATGAGTCGCAGAACTTCCAGGGAGAATATGCGCGCACCGTTTTTGAACGGCGGTGGTAACAAGCAGGTGTCTGCGCATTACGCTTTTAAAAAGCATGGTGCTTACCCTAGCGAGGGCGCTAAGAATACTTTGATTAGCCCCACTAGCCGCCCGCCGAAGAAGGCGTAGTTATGGGTACTGAAACTTATATGAAGAACGGCCAGGTTAGCAAAAAGAAGCATGTTGCTAAGGGCCAGGGCACTGAACACTATCAACGCATGTACGATTCCAACCCTTCTATGAACGGTGCTCCAGAGGGATACATGCGCAGGTATGAGAATAGTTATCGAAAGATGTCTTTGCCTTCTCATCACATGGATGAGATGTAGATTTGAGTAATGAAGAAAGACGCCGCAAAGCAGAGGCACTTGTGCGTCTTTCTACGTCGGGTGATGGGTTTATTTACTTTAAAGAATTGCAACACGATTTCGACACAGCCATGCAGGCACTTCTATACGCTGATGCAGCTAGTTTGCAAACAGCGCAGGGTGCAGCTCGCGCACTGCATGAGCAGTTAAAGAAGTTTAGTGATGCACGTTTACATCTAGAACGGACATAAGGGAAATACGCATGGCGCTTCCTAAAGCAGTACAACGGCAAGTTGAAGAAGCTAACCGCATCATTGATGAAATGAATGCGGCTAAGACGACAGAACCTGCATTAACAATAGTTGAAAATACAGAGACTATTGAGCAGCCCGCTGTTGCAGCTACACCTGAAGTTGTAGAAGTTGTAGAGGAGCATGAAGAACCGCCTGCACCTAAACCACCGTCTGAAGATTACGAACAACGCTATAAAGTATTGCAGGGTAAATACGATGCCGAAGTACCACGCCTGCATCGCCAAGTTAACGAGCTGACAGAACAGCTTAATAATATGCAGCAGGTTTTGGCAGATCTTAAAACGCCCCCTGCACCACAAACTATATCGCCTGCTTCTTTTGTTACACCTGAAGAGGTTGAAGAATACGGTTCAGATCTTATTGACTTAGTAGGCCGCCGCGCGAAAGAAGTATACGAGCCTACTATTAATGAATTAAAATCTGAGTTGGCTACTTTGAAAGGCCAGCTCAGCGGAGTTACTGAAAACGTCGCAGTAGACGCTAGAGGTAGGTTGCTCTCCAAGCTCAGCGATAAAGTTGAAAACTGGGAGCAGCAAAACAACGACCCGGAGTTCCTAGACTGGCTGAACAAGCTTGATCCTTATTCAGGCGAAGTTCGCGGCAGGATGTTACGGGCGGCATTTGAAGCAAACGACGCAGATCGCGTCATAGCATTTTTTACTGGCTTCCGGCAGGAACACGCTGCTGTATCGCCACCTGCTACTACAGATTCTGTTGAACCAACTAACAGAACACCTGCAGTAGATCTTAATAGTCAGGTGGCACCGGGCAAGGCTAAGAAAACCTCTGCCCCAGCAAGCGCTCAAAATGAGAAGCGGATGTGGACCAGACCTGAGATCGCCGCGTTTTACACGGATGTTCAAAAAGGTGTTTTCAAAAATCGTGAAGATGAAAAGAAAGCACTTGAGAAAGACATCTTTCTAGCGACGGTCGAGGGGCGGATTCGTTAACCATTTTTATGGAGTAGAGCCAAATGGCTTATCCTGTTCCCGCCAGTGCCGGTGCGTGGTATGGCTCCGCCGCACCCACCACCGCTTATTCTGGCACGTTTATTCCCGAGGTATGGTCGGGCAAGCTCGTAGAGAAGTTCTACGATGCAACCGTATTGGCGGCTATTGCTAACACCGATTATGAAGGTGAGATCCGCGCCCAGGGTGACTTGGTTAAAATCAGAACCAAGCCGACGCTGACTATCAACAACTACACTGCTGGCCAAACGTTGACATATCAACGCCCCAGCTCTGCAGTAGTTGAACTGCTGATCGACAAAGGTAAGTACTTCAGTGCAATCGTTGATGATGTGCAGGAAGTGCAGGCCGATATGGACATGCTGAGCATGTGGGCAGATGACGCATCTGAGCAGATGAAAATCTCCATCGACACAGATGTTCTTAATGATGTTACGGGCATTGGTGCTTCTGCCGATCTCCACGCTGATAATTTCGGCGCGTCGGCTGGTCGTATCAGCCAGAACATCAATCTCGGTATCCCAGCTACTCCGCTGACCCTGGTAGCTCGCAACCCAGGTGCTAGCGAGACTGAAATCATGGATCTGATTGTTGATTTCGGTACTGTGCTGGATGAGCAGAACATCCCTGAAACAGGGCGCTGGCTGCTTCTCCCCGCATGGGCTTGTGGGCTGCTGAAGCGATCTGAACTGCGTGATGCATCGCTGACAGGCGATGGCGTGAGCGTAGCGCGAAACGGAAGGCTGGGAATGATTGATCGTTTTACGATCTACTGTTCCAACCTGCTGCCTACTAATACAGGTGCTACTGCCCTGTATGCTGGGCATGCACACGGCTTCACGTTTGCATCTCAGCTCACTAAAATGGAAACGCTGCGCGCGGAAAGTACTTTCGGTACGATCATGCGCGGACTGCAGGTTTTCGGCTTCCAGATGGTTGACGGAACGGCGGTTGCAAAAGCGTATGCAGTGAAGGGTTAACCCTTCTGCATTCCGGTGAAAAGCCCCCAAGGAGCCTTGGCTTTGCGGGGGCTTTGTTTAAGAGGTTGCCGTGGCTAGAACTATTCAAGATATTCTGAATGAGGCAAGGGACTATATACAGGATACAGATACTGAAGTGCAGCGCTATTCAGACGCTGACCTTATAGCCTATCTAAACAACGGCATTACAGAGATACGGCGCATACGCCCTGATTTTTTTGTAAATTCTTACGACAACGCTTTACCGCGATTTACAACCAGTACTCTTACTGAAGACTGGCCACTGGAAGACCAGACCGATACGGCCATTGCTTATTTCGTAGCAGGTTCTGCTGCATTGCGCGACGATGAAAATGTTTTAGACGGCCGAGCAAGCGGGCTGCTGACTTTGTTCTCTACCAAACTAACTAAAGCAGGTTCATAAGATGGCTATTACTAGCTGGACAAACTTGCTCTTACCTCGTTTACCGGGAGCTTCTAAAACATTAGTAGAAGCTGAGATTGTTAAAACTATAGAAAATTTTTGCCGCGATTCTACAGCGTGGCGCGACACGCTTTACGGTTTTGACGTAACAGCAGGGCAGAGAGAGATATCAGTAATTGTAGATGATGGCTCTCAATTGAAAGTTGTTGGCCTGCTCAGGGTCTATTACAACCAGAAGCAGCTGACTCAGTATTCGCACACACCTTGGGAAACGTCTACTAATTATCCATCTGGGTGGACTACTAAACCCGGCGACCCATCTACAATCATGCTTAGCACTATTCCTATAGTGACAGATGCTAACTCAATAGATGTTCTAGCGTATTTACGCCCAGTAGACCCAGTTAACATAACGGTAGATATGACTCTCCTAACAGAAGATTTCTGGGAGATTATATTTGACGGTGTTATGGGGCGGATGCTTTCTCAAAATGATAAACCCTATTCCAATGCAACATCTGCAGCGTATCACTTGTCCAGATATAGGCACGGCACTCGCAAAGCAAGAGACATGGCAAATCGTGGGTTTACAGGTAATGCACAGAACTGGGTGTTCCCCAAGTTCGGTAGGTAGAGGTTTAAACGATGGCACTACTCTTTGCTAATAATGCTTCAGGCACTTTAGCTAATACACTAACTGTAGGCTCTACCACCGCAGTTCTTACCGCTAGCGAAGGTGCGCTGTTCCCTCTACCTACAGGCGGGGATACTTTTTATGCAACTGTAGAAGATGCATCAGGCGCGTATGAAATTGTTAGTGTAACCGCACGAAGCACAGATACTTTTACAATAGTCCGTGCTCAAGAAGGTACTGCAGAGCAAGAGTTTGCTGCCGGCTCTAGGTTTGAGATGCGGGTTACAGCTGCAGTACTGGATGCGCTTGTACAGGCAGTTACAGCTGCAGCAACTTATGCGCCACTTACCCATTTTGATGTTAACGGAGTTACAGCTAGATTACTGAACAATGGCGCTGTTACAGCCTATACAGGCACTCAAGGATTAAACGTACGACGTACTACAGGTCAAACTACTACATATTTAATATTACAAAATGACGCGGGCACAATTG